ATATAATTCAAAACCTTTTATATCTAATTTTGTTTTAAGAGCTTCTTTTAATGTAATTGAAGGTTTCCATTCTATTATTAATTGTTTAGCTTCATTTAAAAATAATTGTTGAGGAACTAAAACAATACTTACTTCTTGATGATTAATAGAAAATTTTAAATCTCTTAATTCCGCATTACTGATATTTTTAATATAAAATTCATAACGCTTCAAATCTCCAGCCAAAACAGTACCTAAATCTAATTCTTCTACTTCTTTTGTTAATTCTTTATCAAGAAAAATTTTAATTAACTTATTATTCTGATTCATCTTTATCTTCCTTTAACAATTTAGCAATTAATTTCTTTTGCTTTTTAGTTAATTCAAGTTTTTCTAAAACTAACATATCATTTAAAATAGAAGAATTTTCAGTTCCTTCATTCTTAGGAATTATAAGAGAAATTTCTTCTTCTCCTTTAAAATTTTTCTTTTCTATTGATTTTTTATCTTCAGGTAAATTATCTTGTTTCTCAAATGGAGATAAATCAGCAGATTTTGCTTCGGTATTCTGTATAACTGGAGGATACATTACTTCATCTAATTTATCTTTTGTTTCTTGAGTTCTTCTTGTTACTTCTATATCTAATGGAACTGAACCAACTACATCTGCATAAGTTTCTTTAGATAAAACTCCTCTATCATACATACTTCTTAAATGATTTCTTAAAGAATCATCTATAAATGCTTTTATCTGAGAAGTATTAATTTTTAAATCATAACTAAAATATTTAGGATGTTCAAGTTTATTCTTTTCTATAATAGTATAAACTATATCATATAGTAAAGTTTGGAAATCTCCTATTCCCTTTTCTACTTCAGTAATAAAAGGTTTAGGATTTAACATTGCTTGTTGTCTAGTAGAACTTACTCCCTGAACTATATCAATTAATCCTAAAGAAGCTAATAAACGTCTTTCTATAGGATTATATAGAGTTTCTTTTAAAATAGCTTCATAATTAGGAACTAAATGTTCAAAATTAGTATCAAAATTAGTAACATATGTCGGAACACCAGCAACGGTTTTCATATCTTTCATTAATGTCTGTAAATCTTCTTTTGCTTCAGTTAAATCTTTTTTATCATAAATAAATTCAGATTTACCTTCTTTAGCTAATCCTTCAGTACCTTTTTTCATAACTAACATATATTCTAACGCTTTAGCTAAAAAATTCTCACCTTTATTCATTACTAACTCTAATAACTTTAAATTCTGATATACTCCTCTTTGTACTAGAAAAGGTATTGGAGATATATCGCTCCAACTAGCAAAAGGTTTCTGAACAAATATTAACTCGTTTTTAAAACTTGGAAGAGGTTTATATTTATTACCTTTTATATATAAAGAATATTTTTCCTGTCCTATCATTCTATTAGTATTATCATCTTCAACTTTAATATTCTCTCCATCTATAAACCACATTTTAGTAGGTAAAATTAAATCATCTTTTTTTTCCCAAATACTTCTTAATACTAACAAAGAAGAACCTTTCCATCTTTCCCTAAAATATTGATTAGCTAAAGACTTTAATCCAGTAGGGACTTGTCCTCTTAAATCTGAATTAATAGAACCTAACCAATCATTTAATTTTTCTGATAAATTAGTATTCTCAGCGTCTATACTATAATTAACTAAAGCTGCATTAATAGCAAAATCTAATATAGAATTTACCATTCCAGAACAATCATTTTCTAAAACTGTTTTTACTGCAATAACTCTTTCTCGATGATCTGAAGGAATTGTAATTTGTTTAGAAGAAAATAAACTTAAAAGTTCCCATAACCATCTTAGTAACGGATTTAATTTTCCTCTTTTAGAATAGTCCATACTTTTTTACTCCTTACATGTTTCTGTTATAATCCTACGTATGTAATCTATATTTAAAAATTCTTGCATTTATACTCCTAATTTACTAAAAGTTTTTTTCATTATTGGAAGAACATTAACAAATTCTGTATACCATTCTGAAATAGCCCAAACTTTAAATGCTGCAAATAAATGATCATCTACTGGGCCAGGATAAGTAGTTCTACTTCCAGACTTAACTATCCTAATAGAATTAAACTGTCTATCTAACTTATAATCTAAAGGAACTATTATCTTTCCTTCTTCATAAAATATGTCTCTTAATCTTTTAATAGACCAAACTTCTACAAATTCTTCTTTATATACAGGTTTACCATCTTTAAAATTCTCATTACCTAATTCATCTTTTTCTATTTCAATAGGAATCTTTTCTTGAAATGCTACCCATACTAAATTTTCTTTAGGATAGATTTCATTTAAAGACCTATAAATTGCTCTACCACATCCTTCACTACAATCTAATCCTATAAAGTTAGCACTAACTTCTTTTGCTATCCAATCTATAATTTTAAATTGTTGTTTATCAGTAAGATTAAATAAAGTAATATTATATATATATTTATACTTTCTATCTGTTTCAGAAATTATAATTATTTCGGTAGCAGCTGACTCTCCAATATCTGCACATATATAAATCTTATTTGCATTCTTAGGTTTTTCAACTACTATAATATTATCAAATAAATCGTAATTCTCTTTATTTACTTCAAAATTCTTTATTATTCTTGTTCTATCGTAATTTTTCTTTATTCTTTCCATATCAAAAGCAGCAATTCCATCCTCAGTTATCTCTCCTTTAACATAAACACGGTAACTTATAGATTTTTCCCCACCATGTTCTCTTATAGCTCTCTCTTTTTCTTTTTCATCCCACATGGGATTTACATACTGAGGAAGATTAACTAATTTAGATTTATTTGCTTCATCATAATAAGTTCTACCAGCTGGAGTATATTTAGTAAAATCGGTCATACCAGATATTCTATATATACAACCTAATTCTGAACAAGAATCCAATCTTTTTTCATATACTTCATCTGTTTCAAATGAAGCTTCTTCTATATATAATCTTTTAAAATGTTTCTGATAAAATTGAGCTCCTGGAGATTCTCCAGATAAGTTCATATTAACGCTATCTAATGTATAACCATTCTTAGCATAAAATCTATAACTAGGACTTCTATTTATTTGAGTATTAAAAATTCTAAAAAAGGGATGGTTTCTTAATACTTGTATTATTTTCTCTAATATACCCCTTATATGAATTTGATCATAAGAAGCAAATCCAACCTCATCTCCTGCATTCAAAACTAAAGACATACATATATCAATTATCTCAACAAATAATGACTTTCCAAATTTCCTACCACCAAAGCAATATACTGTTCCTGCTCCCTCTCTCAACTTAAAATTCTCTTTTTGGCTTAATCCAGAAATGTCATCTATTAAATATTCATAAGATAAAAGAACATACTGTCCTAACCTTACTTCACTATATTTATCTTCCTCAAATAGAGGAAGATCACTAACTAAATCTGAAAATATACATTCTGTAAAAGCTATTGGATTATGAAGTGTTTCTTCAAACTCTAATTCAGTTTCAGTTATTTGTTCTATCATTTTATCTCCATTTATCTATAAGCCAATAAACATAATCTGGAGATACTTGAAGTATTTTAGCTACATCTTCAACTGTTATCTTATTATCTCTATATAATTGAATTAGATGTTCATTACCTATTATCTTGTCTTTGAAAAATGGATGTTTTTGTGATTCCCAAATATTAGTTCTTATTTTCAACATTATCATTTTACTACAATGTGGGCAAACTAATGTTCTACTGGCTTGATTATTTTCTCTCCATACTTTAAACTTTTTAAATAAAGTATCTAATGCTTGATAAGCATCAGATTTCCCCTTATCTGGCTGTATTAAAGAAAGGGAGTTTTTTAATCTTAAAATTTGTTCTAGATTCTCATGAATAGCTTTAACTGTATTGGGACTAGTAGCTTTCATATCCCTAAACTCATTATTAGCTGTTTGCTGTAATCTATAATAATGAAGAATTTCTAGATATATTAATTGTTTTAAAGTATTCTTATCAGATATGTTCTCAATTATATATTCATGTAAATATTTCTTAAGAAGCTTAATAGCAGCTTTTCGTTCATTTGCATCATCAAATAAACTCCCAACTCCTAAATCATCAAGCATATATTCTTTTCTTGGCATACATTACCTCACTTATTTTTCGAAAATATAATGGGAATGAAAAGCATTCTTAAATATAGAAGATAATATTCCTTCAGCTATAACCAACCCCTCCTTCTCATTCATCTCTAACCTATCTTCTCCTTTTATCCCTTTAATACAAACTACTATATTATCATATTTATAAGTACATTTCTTACTTACTCCAGAACATATATAATTATCATCTTCAAATTCAACTATATGTGTTGGGATACATTCTTCTCCCTTTCTACATTTAGCCATTTGACTCCAATCTATTTATATTGAATTAAATCAGATATTTAATTAGAATTAATTAAACAAGAGGTACTTTACTACATATTAATATAACATACGCCTCTATATATATTTATATCTAATTTTCGCTAAAAGTAAAGCACTATTTTTTGGATAAATTCTTAAAAAATATATCTTCTTTATTTATATAGAGTTATATAAATAAATATTTCTACCTATTTTTACCTAAATAAGTTATTAATCTATCCTTTACTCCCCCATCCTTTTTACTAAAATAATCCTTTCT